TATTGCCCACGGGCATTAAGGTTGGAGTACCTCATGGATACATGCTTCAGGTATGCAACAGATCTAGCATGGGCGCCAAGAAGTCCTTGGTGGTTGGCGCGCACGTTGTCGACAGTGGTTATGACGGTGAGATTTTTGTAGACTTGCACAACATTGGAGACACGGAGCAGCTGGTTTGTGCAGATGATAAAATAGCTCAACTCGTTATGGTACCGGTTGTTCATTTTCGGGTTATGGAATCTGAAAAGAATAATTTATATGATAACTATCCAATTACAATTTCTGATCGTGGCCAAGGTGCCTTGGGCTCAACTGATAAAACAACTGACTTAAATAGCGGAGTAAAAAATGCACAGTCATGATATAAGAAGAAAAACCCTGCCCACGTTCAACCGCCGGCGCGCCTATGCTCGAGCAGCGGAAGTTTATAAAAGCACAGAGGTCAATACAAATCCTAGGAAAAAACCAGACCAACCTCGCGAGGAAGCTGTGGTAAAATCAGATGTATTAGAGGAGCTTGAGAAAGTGATGCACCACTTACAGCAGGTTATAATGAAATTGCGGGGTAAAGTATGAATAATGCAGCTCAACGGATAATGTTCAGTTCTGAGTCGTGCGAGTGGTCAACTCCGCAAATACTTTTTGATAAATTAGATGCGAGGTTTCATTTTACACTAGATCCGTGCGCTACTCCGTGGAATAAAAAGTGTGATAAGTTCTTCACGAAAGCGGATGATGGCTTGGCTCAGGACTGGCAAGGTGAAATAGTATTTTGTAACCCTCCATATGGGAGAGAGGTTAAAAAATGGGTAAAAAAATGTTACGAAGAGAGCTTAAAGCTCGATACCACGGTTGTTCTGCTTGTTCCCTCTCGTACTGATACTGCGTGGTGGCACGACTACATTATGCACGCAGCAGAAATTATTTTTATTCGCGGCCGCCTGAAGTTTGGAGATTCAAAAAATTCTGCACCCTTTCCTTCGGCCTTGGTGGTGTTTAAAAATAGTCAGTCACCTACTTTAAAAACGATGGAGAGCAAATGAGCAGTAATATATCGTATAGTGAAGCAAAACAAACTTTAGAAGAGATAATGGAAGCTGCGGAACAAAAGCTAACACCCACAGAGCCTGAATATGATGCGGTTACGAAACCCGAACATTATAATCACGGAAAGTTTGAAACAATTGAGGTTGTTGAGGATTGGAAATTAAACTATCACTGTGGAAATGCATTAAAATATATTTCAAGACACAACCACAAAGGCAAGCCAGCAGAAGATATCAAGAAAGCAATTTGGTATTTGCAAAGGTATTTGCAAGTTTTAGAGGGGGATTAATTATGCACAAGGCATCTTCGTTTGATGATGTACTTTTAGTACCAAAATATAGTGATATTAAAAGCCGAAGTGAGGTCGATATTGGAAGCTTTTTAGATGATACAATTTATCTAGGGGCCCCAGTCATATCAAGCCCAATGGACACTGTTTCTGAATCTGAAATGTTGCGCGCTATGTACAGTGAAGGGGGCTTGGGCGTGGCTCATAGATATAACACAATTGAAGAGCAAGTTACACTTGTTAAAAAAGCAACCATCCCCTACACTGCCGCGGCAATTGGAGTGACTGGTGATTATGAAGCTCGAGCCTGTGCTTTATGGGATGCCGGCACCCGTATTGTTTGTTTGGATGTGGCTCACGGGCACCATGAGTTGGTCAAGAGGGCGCTAGGAACACTAAGAGATATTTTTGGCACTACGATTCACTTGATGGCGGGCAACGTTGCAACGCTTGAAGCTTTTAATGATTTAGCAGATTGGGGAGCAAACAGTATAAAAGTGGGAATTGGCGGCGGCTCGATATGTAGTACAAGAATTATTACCGGTCACGGAGTACCAACCTTTCAATCGATTGTTGATTGCTCATATACGGATAGAGATGCTAAGTTAATTGCTGATGGTGGGATCAAAAACAGTGGCGATATTGTAAAAGCCCTGGCTGCGGGGGCTGACTTTGTTATGTTGGGCTCCATGTTGGCTGGCACTACTGAATCGCCTGGTGAATTGTTGTCGAATGAGAAAGCTGAAAAATATAAAGTTTATAGAGGGATGGCGTCTGTAGACGCGCAGAGAGACTGGAGGGGAAAGTCTTCTTCACCAGAAGGGGTTTCGACAATTATTCCTTTTAAGGGTTCTGTGGGAAATGTTATGAAAGATGTTATTGGCGGCATACGCAGCGGCTTGTCTTATACCGGAGCAAGAGATATTAGAGAGTTGCAGGACCGCGCAGAGTTTATTGTGCAAACTTCCGCTGGCCAGATGGAAAGCAACACTCATATTTTATGGAGCTATAGATGAAAGATATTACAATCCCAGATCCCAACGATAGAAAGAAAATAATGTTTTATGATACACCACAACGCCACGCCCAACTTAAGATAAGGTGCAGCCATGATGGTATAAATCAATCTCAATTTTTACGCATGATGGTTACAGGTTATATTGAAAACGATTCACATGTTGTTGAGTTTATAAACGAGTGTAAAGAAAAATATAAACTACAGGGCAAGTCTCGTCGAACAAAGTCTTTAAAGCTGCAGCGCCATGGCGAGCAGTTATCTAAGGACCTTGCTCTTGGGGAAGATGAAATAGAGAATATATTTGATATTTTGGAGAATGATATATGAGAGACTGTTTAAAAGTGTGCAAGGATTTGAACACACCTTGTCCAATAAAAGAATGTACCTACTATATAAAGTATAAAGATGATTTAAATTGTACTTTTGAAGCAATAGAAAAGAATGGTTATATGACTTTACGAGAGGTAGCAAAAAGATTAGGAGTCAGCTTTGTGAGAATAAAGCAAATTGAAGACAAAGCCATAAAAAAAATAAGTCTTTTCTTCGATAAAGATTCTATTTAATATGTGATACCTTTAAGGTTTTCTGAAGGAGAAAAAAGAAAATGAGCAAAACACTCTTATCCGAGTCTGAAATTAAAAAATTTATGAAGCATGCAAACTTAGGCAAAGATGCTGCTAGTAATTTTATTGGACGCTTGAACGAGCATAGCCTGGCTGAAGCCGAGGAAGATGAACCGGAAGCGCCACCTGAGGAGGCAGAAGGCCCCGAGGGCGAAGAGGCCCTGGGTTTAGATGAGCCGCCCGCCGAAGGTGAGGAGCCCGTAGAAGAGCCCGGCGCCGCCGGCGAAGATGAGGCCATGGAAGCTGCGGTCGAAACGGTCGTATCTGCCATCGTTGATGCTCTTGGTGGGATTCCCGGTGCCCCGGAAGTTTCCATGGAAGCAGGCGAAGAAGAAGCCGGCATGCCAGGTGAAGAAGAAGCCGGCATGCCAGGTGAAGAAGAAACTGATATGCCAGGTGAAGAAGAAGCTGGCATGCCCCCCGGCATGCCCCCCGAAGCTGGCGCCCCCGAAGAAGAGGAAGAAGCTGCGCTCATGGAATATCTTGAGAACGCCAATCTCTACATGGAGGAAGAACTTGATCTTGAAGATCTTGGCGACGAAGGATATATGGAAGAAGAACTTTATGAAGAAGAAGAGCTTGACGAAGAAGACCTTGTTAATGAGGTAACGCGCCGCGTAGCTGCTCGCATCTTGCAGGCTAGCCGCCGCTCTCGGAAAGGCCGAAAGCGAAGGCGATAAAAGTGTATCACGGTGAGAAATAAAAAAGGCAGGGGACCAGCCTATCCCTGCCTTTTTTGTATAAAAACAACGGAGCTTTAATTGGATTTTAATGAGAAGAAGAAAGATGAAACAGATGAAGACAATTCGAATTTAATAACGTTCATAAACTCTGCACTTGACAAACCCACACTAAGAATTACCGGCATATACGGCGACATTACGGAAGAAAAATGCGCTGACGCCGTTTTTGGCTTGCTGGCTCTGCATGAAGCTGGCCGAGAAGTTATAAGAGAAGATCCTGACGATGAAGGTTCTAAACTAGTTGAAACGTTCGCGCCTATAGAATTCTATGTTTCAACTTATGGCGGTGCAGCAAATGAGATGTTTGCGGTTTATGATGTCATAAGACAAATTAGAGATCTCAGTCCAGTTTGTACACACGGAATTGGAAAAGTCATGTCGGCTGGTGTGCTGTTGTTGGCTGGTGGCACAAAAGGGGAAAGGCGAATAGGCAAGCATTGTCGACTTATGATCCATGGCGTTGTTGCCGGACAGCACGGACACTTGTCAGATGTTGAAAATGAATTTGAAGAAGCTAAGTTTACACAAAAACTATATGTTGGTGCGCTGGCATCTGAAACAGACATGACTGCTCGTTATATTAAGAAGCTCATGGACAAGAAAACGAATGTCTATCTTAACGCCACGGAAGCGGTTGAACTAGGAATAGCCGATATCATCGTCTAGGTACTAATTATCTTGAGGGTACCTCTGTGAACAAAAAAGAACTTAACGCTATTAAAGAAAGCTATTTTCCAGAAAATTTAACTTTAGAAAGTTTATTTTCTATGATTGACGAGCAAGAGAAGAATTTAAACAAACTCCAGTTCCTTTTTGAAGGACAAGAACAAAGGGGGTTGACCATCGCTGCAATCCCCGACATTCCAATTTCTGAGATTGGGTGGTCGGACGTTTCAACCCCAGAAGGTAGCAAGGGGTTTTCTTCGACAGCCCGCGGCCAGTTAATGAATTTTCTGACAAATATTGGAGGTGGTGATCTTCCGGCCAAATTAGATTCTCTAAGTAGCTTTTATAATATGGACGAGAGTTTGATGAACAAGCTTGGTTTAGGTAAAAAAACTCCATCGGGGAAAATTTCTTCTGTATTATCTTATTTGGTGTTTTATAAAACCTTGACTAAGATCTTAACTAACTTTAATGCGTCGTCTGCGGGCTTTTCTTTTGAGTCTTTCTTGGCAGTACTTCTTAAAGGACAACAAATTCCAACGGGCCAAAATACTATTGCTGATTTGACGGACGCTGCCGGCACACCCATCTCTCTTAAGTTATATAAGGAGGGCTCGGTCGAGGTTGGTGGAAGTTATAAGGACTTGGTAAAAGATCTTATCAAAGAGCCACACTATATGCAGTATGTTGTTTGCATGAAGGATATCGACAAGATCGATCCAGAGAACCCACTGCAAAGAAATGGTAAAATTGATTGGTACAGATTTAATTTTACATTAGATAATGTTTTTTCCATTCTAGCTGCTTCAAGCTCAGGTAAAGAAGGTTCGCAAAAAAACATCATTTTACCAAGGAGGTTCATTAATAGTATACGGAGGAGAAAGAAAAAACCAGAACTGGTCGACGTCTCTGCGAATCTTCCCGAGGGAGGAAAATATCCTTCTGCGGAAGAAGTCGAGGCTGAATTTTTGAACTTGGCAAAGGCCGAGATTATAAAAGTAGAAGCGCACAAGATTTTGGGAGCAATCAACTTTAAAGACCTATTCCAAACTCTGGACTACGCTAAGAAAGATTCTATTTTTTCTGGCAGCGATCCGATTCGTGGCAAAGCTCACCTGGGGCAGAGGGCTGTTGATAGAGAAATTGCGGGCCTTTTTGATGGTACGAACACTCACCAGCGAAGAGATCTCGTCTTGGCATTGTTGAGAGCCAATGAAGATATTGTTACAAAATATTCTCATACCGCTGCACAACTAAAGAGAAAGAAGGCAATTAGTGATGAATATTTTGGAGGCAAGGACGATGAAGCTTTGATTAAGAAATCTTTGGCTGCGTACCAAAAGCTATCGAAAGAACAAAAAATTCAAGCCTTGTTAAACTCTCATGGTTATGTGAGTAATGGTCATTTTAACTTGACGGGCAACATGGCTAAAAAGATTGCCACCTTGGCGTCGCCACACTCAGCCTTACCAGAAGGACAGAGTAGTGTATATATTGGCACGGTTCACGTGGGCCCCGAGGCAATTCAAAAAATGCTGGATCAAGTTATTAGTTTGGTTAACGAAAGTGTTTTTGCTATTTTTGATAATCTTAAAATGTTGACGACGAACATTCAAAGTTACTTCGCTGGAGGTCTGAAGGTCGATAGCGAAGCTGTGGCGGCGATTCATGCCGCAGACAATATTGAAACTAAAACTCAAGAAGTACGAAAAAAAGTTTGAGGAGCCCTTGATTTTTGTTTATTTTGTCCTATATTGTTCTATAGAGGTCAATTATGAATAAAGTGTCTCTCTCTCTTGACGCATTGCAAGAGAAATTAGCGAAGGGTGTTAATGACTTGGCGGACTGTGTATCAGTTACGCTTGGGCCGCGCGGGCGGAACGTGATGCTAAGAAGCGGAACAAGCAGGCCGGTGATCACAAAAGATGGTGTGACTGTAGCTAGGTTTTTTTCATCAGATGATCCGTTTGAGGATGCTGCTGCATCTGTGTTGAAAGAGGTAGCCGAGAATACAAATTCATCAGCAGGAGATGGAACAACCACGTCTACTGTTTTGGCGCGTACACTATACAATGAGGCACAAAAATATATTAGGGGTGGTCACGATCCTCTGGAAATGAAAAAGGGTATTGAGGCAGCTGCAAAAGAAGTTATTAAAAACATCAAAGAAAGTTCAATCCCTGTCGAATCTTATGAGGATATTGAAAATGTCGCGGCTATATCAGCAAATAATGACGCTGCCATAGGAAAGTTAATTGCTACTGCCGCTGACCAAGCTGGTGACAATGGCCTGGTGACTGTGCGCGCAGGGCGCACCGAAGAAACCAAGCTTACAATGGTTGAAGGATTCAGGTTTGATGCTGGTTATGCCGCAAAGGCATTTGTAACGAACGAAAGAAAGAACGTCGCTGAGTATAAGGATCCTCTGATATTAGTTACAGATCATAAAATTGAACACGTTCAGCAGATTTTACCTACGCTCGAGCAGGTAGCTCGCGAAGGAAGACCATTCGTTTTGGTAGCAGATGCAGTGGAGAGTCAAGCTCTGGCGGCGCTAATAATGAACACGGTACGGGGGACGATGAAGGTCGCGGCATGTAAGGCTCCTCGATATGGCAAAGAGCGAAGACAAATATTATCTGATTTGGCGCTAGTTACCGGTGCTACTTTTGTCTCCCGCTCTTCAGGAATAAAACTAGAGGATATGAAGCTGGCCGACCTGGGACAGTGTAAGAGTATTGACATTGAAAAGAACTCCACAATCATTGTTGATGGCGCCGGAAGCTGGGAGACAATTGAAGAGCGCATTGAGTCTTTAAAGTCTGAAATAAAACAAACGGAGAATTTCAAGGAAGCTAGGGTGTTACAAGAGAGGGTGGCTCGACTTATGAGTGGAATTGCAATAGTTGAGGTTGGCGCATCAAGCGAAGTAGAAATGGTTGAAAAACGGTATAGAATTGAGGATGCACTTGAGGCTGTCAAATCTGCTCAAGAGCTGGGCTTGGTGGCTGGTGGAGGCACCGCACTTTTATTATCTCGCAATATAAAAGTAAAAACAAAAACCCCGGCAGAGGCGTTTGGCGTGGAAACATTATTAAAAACACTGGAGGCCCCGGCTAGACAGATGGCAAAAAATTGCGGCCTCAGTGGAGATTTGGTTGTTGACGCCATTTTGAAACAAAATAAGAAGAAAAAAAGCAATCGGCTTGGATATGATTTTTTGGAAGAACGAGTTGTTGATATGTTTGATTGTGGGATTATTGATCCGGCTAAGGTTACGATTGTAGCTTTGAAAAACGCGGTATCAGTTGTCACGACCCTACTGACAACATCAACATGCTTAATAGGAGTTGAGAAAAATGAAGGTTAAAGTGCAGAAAACGTGTGAGTTAGACGAAGTATCGAGTATTGTAATCGATACTCTTGTGCGAGTGCAAGGTGAGTTAGGGATGTTGTCAAATCAAAAATTTAATTATTGGCAGGTTAGCGAATTGCTTTCTCAAATTGACTCTTTACGGGGAAGCTTGACCAACATTGATCATGCGCTCGACGACGCAGCTAGTATCGCATCGGGCTGGCTTGAAGCTGTTATTAGAGAAGCCCAGCCTCCCGGATCCGAGCCGGGACCGACCGAGGAAGAACAGGAGGAAACTATTGATGAAGAAAAAGAGGAAATATGATTTAATATATGTTCCGGCGGAATCTTATATGCTTTCTGTCGTTGAAGATAATACAGTGAAGAATTATATAAAATTAAAAAAACCCATTAACGTTATTTTACTTGAGGACATGGGAGACAAATTAAGAGTCTTGCACGATAACAGCACATGGTTAATTGAAAAAAAACACTTAAGAGGAATTTATGATCAAACTTAGACAAATCAACCACAGCACAGTATGTGTTACGCGCGGAGGATTGGACGACAACCCACATGTGAAAAAGGAATATTCACTATCCGACATCTGGATTAACCCACATTCTATTTTATATCTTCAGTTGGATAATACACTGACGAATGAAAATAAAGAAAAATCTTTAATTGAAGACTTGGATCAAAACCATATCTTCACCAAACTATTCATTTCAGAGAATGGTTTTGCGCGCCAGCTGGTTGTTGTTGGCGATCCAGAATCGATTAGTGAGCAAGTTGAGAGCTATACTACGCGTGGAAAATAAAAGATATATTTTATATGTAAAAGCTTCTTGTCCTTTTTGCAAACTGGCCGAGGATGTTCTTATAGAGAAAGAAGAAAAGTACTTTGTTGTTCCTTTTGATAAGCAACCTGAGGTGCTGGGGCTTCTAAAAGAGGCTTACTCATATGAAACCGTGCCTATGGTTTTTAAAAGGGAGGGCAATCAAATTAATTTTATTGGCGGATACACTGATTTAGTGAGGCATCTTGATGAGTGATGGACAAACATATGCAGTGCCTCCAGAGCAACTTGCAAGCATGCTTGAAAATGCCAAGGGTGGATTTAAAACATGCCGGGGAATACTCCATCACTACTTGGAGGTTGGTGCAGAAGACCGCATATGCGCGCTGTTAGCAGAAGTATTTTGGACAAATTTTAATATAACAAAACTTTTACAAGAAGAAGTTGAAGCGGCGAAGGACGAGCCAGATGGTCAAGTTGTTATGACAGAACAAGTTTTAACGTTATTACAAACCCTTATGTTTTCTAAAAAATTAGCGAATGAAAAGCTTAACGAGCTATCTGTATCAACAAGATTAAATTAATTTACTTTTAGCCCTTGACGAATTTAAAAGGGTGATTATATTATTATTGCTGCAGTCTGCCTATTAGGGGACCGCAACATTCAAACTTGCTTAATAAAGGAGAAAATAAGTATGAATACTTCACTTACAATGTACCGCCCAGGTCTTTTGGGCCGAACCACCTTTGATGATGTTTTTGATAACATTTTTCATGGCGCAGGAAACTTCGACAGTTTGCTGCGGAAATCCACACAGGGATACCCAGTTGCGGATATTTATCGCGATGAAACTGGCCAAACCGTGATGGAGTTTGCCTTGGCTGGCTTTTCAAAAGAAAATCTTTCTGTTGAGGTTAAGCCTGAAGACAAGAGCATTACGGTTCGAGCCGAGACAAACGAGGGAGATGAAGAAGAATCATCTCGTCGAATTGCCCGCCGTAGTTTTCAAAAAACTTATATCAACTATGACAACAATCTTGACTTGTCCGAGTCGGTAGCTAGTTATGAAAATGGCCTTCTCAGGATCATAGTACCCACTCGACCCGAGGCGCAACCTTTGACTGTTAAAATCAGTTAATTTTCTAAAAGTCTATTATTTATAGGTGAGGGAAAAGACTATGACAGAAGAACGTCCGTGCTTGCAAATTCCTTTGACTAGCCCAGAAGACTGGCGCTTGTATGAAGAGTGGCTGAAAAAACAGGCCGAGGAAGAGGAGGCTGAAAAGCAGAAGGACCGCGTGATCGTAATTGATCTGTAAGCCTATAAATAATAGAACTTTAAATTCGCTTGCTTTACAAAGTGAATAGCGGAACTATATTGTCTTAGTGAATCATTGGAGCATTACACCACAATCTTTGATCCGGGAGATATTGTCAGACGAGACGACCTCGTTGGCTTGGTCATAGAGACTAAGGTACGATTTTATCATGGATATTGTCGAGTATTGTGGGCCGGAAGCAACAATCCTAAGTGGGAGTTGGCTGACACCTTGCGTGATGATTATGTTTAATAATAAGGAGAAATAAACCATGCCATTAGTGCACACAAGTGAATTTGTAAGATGTAGCATCCAAAGCGATAAATTTTTTAAACGCACGCTGATTAGCGTTGCAACTGTGATGGCGATGTTCGTAATTTTTGTACTATAGATCAGCCAATTTGGTTTCTATATTTACTAGTGCATGGACAAAGTTAGTGACACCATAGAAGACGTCTTGACTGACGCTGTATATCTAGAGGGGTTTAACCCCCATGATGAAGAGGAAGTAAAAGAACTATCAGAGAGGATTGCAGAAGCATTGAGAAGAAAGTATCATATCGTTTTATATTCAGACCAAGTGAGTTTTGAGGAATAATGAAAACTGGCGATTTAGTGAAGATGAAGGATGTTATGTGGTGGAGACTACAAGACCGCAAAGAGTTCACCCACGAAACAGGGATAGTGTTGAGTGTAAGCTACAATGCTATAAAAGTCATACTTAGTTCTGGCAAAAAAACGCGTAGCTTGTCTGATCATTGGGAGGTGATAAGTGAAAGTCGGTGATATGGAAAGAAGGACTCGCGGGGCCGTAGCTCAGTTGGGAGAGCGCTTGAATGGCATTCAAGAGGTCGTGGGTTCGATTCCCATCGGCTCCACCATATTTAGTTTAGAGGTCATAAGTGAAAGTAGGTGATATGGTGAGAATGACTCACGGGGGTCGAACGTACTGGAGGGGTTTGATAATCTCTGAAGGATCGCTGTCGAGGGATAATATTCATGGCAAATTTTTGGTTCATTGGTTTTATCCTCTGCTTAAGCCATACTCATGGCACGGCGGGAGCACATGCTCCAACGGCTGGGAATGTGATTTTAGTTTAGAGGTGGTAAGTGAGAGTAGGTGATTTAGTAAAGAGCAAGTGGGGAACGGCTGGAAATGTAGGAGTTATTATTCGGAAATCCTACAGCTGGCGCCCCGGACCGGATGCTGACTTTGAGGTTGCATGGCGCTGCGGTGCAAAACTGTGGGCGTCAAAAAATGACTTGAGAGTGATAAGTGAAAGTAAAGGCAGTTAGTGGATATAAGGAATAACGTTGAAAAAAAGAATACACGTCAACCAGCATAAAATCAAATCAAATCGTAAGACAGGAGATAGGGAGCCCGTGCTAACTGTGAAAACCTATAGGGACAACACATACTGCCATGAAGTACTTATCGAGGGGCCGTGCAAAGTAATCTATAGCCCGGACAAGCCCCTGTCATGTGGTGCCCGCGTGTGGATCGAGACAGAGGGAGATGTTAGGTGTGTGTTGAGAGAGGAAGATGAGGCGGGGGTTATAAATGAAAGCTAAATCATTACGTGACGATTTTAAGTGGAAGCGTGAGTCGTCCGGTCACTATGTTTTATGGGGAGAGTATGTTGTTGAAGAGAAAGAAATAATGGCCGAGATCAAAAAAGTAAATAACAAATGGAAATATTGCTTATGGACCTGGGGCACGGTAAACCCCAAACCTTTAGAATATTCTTGGCAAACTTATAAAACCGCAAAAGAAATCAAGAGCGTTGTTATTGATTTGGTTAGTGGCGGCGAGCCAGAGGTGGGTTAAAAAATGAGTCCTTCTATAATGTTGCTAGTCTATTGCTGGATCGTTACTATAGTATTGTGTGTAATAGCGTGGAGGCAAAGGTGAGAGACTTAAATGAAAAGGTTGTTTGCAAGGACGGTTTTTCAATGAGTGTACAAGCAAATGAAATGGCGTACTGTACTCCGAAGATCTGGGACGCTGAAAAATACTGGTCAGTTGAGGTCGGCTTCCCAAGTTCAGAGGAGCCCTTGCTTACGGAGTGGGCCGAAGATAAAGACAACCCAACGGATACAGTATATGGTTATGTGCCCGCACGCACCGTGGAATTGGTTTGTATAAAGCACCAAGGCGTCGTTTCTGGCAAGCTACCACCAGGGGTCATACGATTTGAACCTGTGGATGAATAGTGTAAGTTGTTGATTGGTAAACTATTTATATCATGAAGAGTATATTACGTGGCTGGAGGAAGTTTCTCGTACGAGAAGGCTTGGAGCATTATAACGTAGGCGGCAGGCTTCGCTTGTATCATTATTCAAAGGCCGACGACGATTCATTAACGCTGGACCCGGAATATTTTTTAACCAACAGATCGGAGTATACGCGGAGAGATCATACTGCGTCAGATCTGCCGAGAGTATTTTTTTACGCCAACCTAGATCATGCGGAAAACATTATAAAGCAAGGTAGAACCCTGTACACGACCTTTGTTGATGCAAGCAAAGTTTATGACATAAATAAAGACTCCAAAAGCTTGAGCAAGAATGCGCGCCGATGGCCGGTGAACATGCACGGAGAACCAATGAAAGATCGAGGCGGCGCGATGGATTATGATTTGCTGCTGCGCAGCGTTGCTGGCAAACCTGGCAAGGGGATGGAGCTTGTCAGCGAGGAGCATCATCCTGGCGCCTATTACACCACAGGTCAAATGGATGTTGTTGTTTGGTTCGAACCAATCGAGGTTCATAAATTTAATCCCGAAAATGTTGATTCACCGACAGATAGTGCGGAGGGCGAATGAAGGTAGGGGATGTGGTTTACAACAACTACCACGACATCCGACGGTACGGAGTTGTTACGGAAAAATATATGAAGAATAATTGGGCCTATGTTAAGGTTCAATGGGCACTCGATGATGTATATGAGAGAGCCATGGCGTGGAGAGAGGAGTTGGGTCATGGTGATTATAGGCTTTATGAATATAGGATCGATCAGGTGAAGAAGATCGACATTCAGAGAGAACTGAAGCAGCTTTTTTTATGCTTAGAGTTGTCGGAGTCATAGGCTTTACTTTTTTCTCTTCGTTTTTACGTTAGGAGTACGGAGGATATAATGACAGAATTTGTGGCTCAAATTATTGACTACGAGCAAGGAAATTTAACCGAGGAGCAGACTATTGATTTGTTTCAGGAGCTAGTAAACACTGGTTTGGCCTGGAAGCTTCAAGGACATTATGGTCGTACAGCCGCTTCGCTAATGGAAGCAGGGTTGGTTAGAAATATTTCGGACCAGACCTAGACTTTGTGTGAGATGTTATTATGTTGTTAAGTATCGGGTGGACACACCCACTTACCATTTATCAGGAGAAAAAAAGAATGCAAAAAAATGTAAAATTTGCGGGGTTTTCACCCACATCAAACCCCACTATTTTGCCAGAATCTTTTGTTCGCGTGTGGCAAAAATCTTCCAGCTTGGAAGAGCTTTTTTACACAATCGAACATGCTTGGGCACGTGTTGATGCCGCTGGCAAGCACGGGCGCGCGACATTTTATAATGACAAGAACAGTGGTTTTCGTCAGTTGCGCGGGAGAGCTACCAAATATCGTAACAAGGGCGTTGGCCTGAAACAGTTGCGAGGTGAAGAATTTCGCTCTACCAAGTATGGCAAAGTTGACTGGGCAGTGTTAGCTCAACTGGCTGAGAGTGTTAGCGTTACCGAGAGTGTTGGCGCTTCTGAGTGACAGAGGTATTATTCTCAAAATTTTATCCTCGTCGCGGCCCGCGCGCGTCACACACAGTAGCCTCGTGGTGGAATCGGCATACACAACAGACTTAAAATCTGTCGCTCGCACCGGGCTTGCGGGTTCGAGTCCCGCCGAGGCTACCAAATATTTATCTTGCGTGTATTTATCCATATACGCGCGCTTATATAAGGAATAAAAAATGACTAGAAAACATTTCAAGTTGATTGCAGAGGTTGTAGCTTCTGTGGATGACAAAGACATTAGGAACCAAATCGCCGTGGACTTTGCCCACAGGTTTCAAGACACTAACCCGCGCTTCAATATCACAAGATTCTTGGAGGCTTGTAAGTGTGCGAGTCGATGAGCTTCAAATAGGCGAAATATATAAGATCTCTAACGATGATCGCGTGCGACTGGTTATGACTGAGGTTGAACATGATAATGATAGGTTTCTAAAGTTTGACTATACGGCCTTACCAAAAGATCCCGCCGAGAAGTTCTCCCCGAACGACAACATACCGCTGATATCTCAGTTGGGTTTGGAGCCCCTAGTATATATAGGAACGAAACCCTCGCGTATAAATACTTGCGATCCAGTCGAGGCAGCGCATGTGTTCGCCTCCACAGTGGGCGAGCACTTCTGTATTCTGGGGCGTCACATAAAATACATTTTTCCATTTACCTTCCAAGAACCGTGCTTATAGTTCTGGTGTAACAGACAGAAGGAGGACGAACTTGTCTTATAAAAGAGACGCCGAGGGGCGTTATGTACGCAGCGTAACATGCAACTACTGTTGGACAGTTGGACACAATATACTTTCCTGCCCGAAACGCAGAGAAGATTTGCCCGTAAAGATCAAGGAACACAAGAAGGAAGCTAAGAAGTTTTCCCGCGACAAGGAGAGTTGGGATTACACATACCACACCCGCCGCCTTGAGCGCCTCAAAGAAGATCTAGATCAGATGAACAATCTGGGTAAGAATCGAAAGTGTGGCTATGAGCCATGCCGAGAAGCAGGACACAACCGGTCGACCTGCCCCAAGAGAAAGGCAGACACCGAGCGCGTCACAAGAGAAACCATTGATCTTCGTAAGCACGTAGCGTTTGAACTGGAGAAGCGGGGCTTTGGCATTGGTTCTCTTGTCGATGTAACTTCGTCACTATCTGCCCGTGGCCGTACGGCAGACACAGGCACGACATCGATGGCGGTGGTAACTGGTGTCAACCTTCAAGTACTATACCCCGAGCATAAATATGGGGGTTACGACTATTTTTATCCACCTGAAATCATTGAATATCGGCTGGTATGTCCAGTGCCGGATCGCTACGGCAATAGGATAATCACGGATGGCTTTGCACACGTTCCCATTGAGTTCCTGAACGTGGATGATCATACTATTACCGAGGGTGCCCGTGCAAGACACGCCAGCAGTACTGCCGAGTTGGTATCTAAGGTGGAAAGCATTTCGGTTCCGCTCGAAGTGCTTGACTGGGATACCATAAGCAACTATGTGCGCGACAAGTATGTTGACCCCAGAAAAAAGAGGTCATAAACACATTTGACATTATAGTTATTATATGCCCCCGCAATATAAACAGTTGACATGGTTCATGCTCTGCCACCTTTTCAATATTTGCGATGCTGTACTAACTTTGGTGGCGATGTCGAGAGGGATAGAAGAAGCGAATCCGATTATGGCATGGGCTCTCGCGATAAGTCCTGTGTTTTTTGTGGCTGCAAAGTTTGCGATATTTTATGTTGCCCTTGGCTGGATTGCATATAAAGCACCGAATCTTTTGATGCCGATTGGTGTTTTGTTTGCGTCGGTGATTGGCTATCACGCATATTTTTGGTTGCTCATTTAGAGTCTCTTTATTTCACAGAGATGGTGCCTATAATCAGAGCATGAAAGATATAAAGCCAGAGGTGGGGATGCTCGTGCGCCCGTGGTCTGGATCGGATTGGTGGGAAAGAGATTGTCTGGGGCTGGTTATAAAGTGTGTTGGCATTAGGTGTGTGGTTCAGTTGCCGAGTTGTACGGTAACTATTCCGCGTGCAAAGTTGGAGGTTGTAAGTGCAAGTCGGTGATTTAGTAAGATGGACTGCCGCAGATGTTTTTGTGGTGGGTGTAGTTGCGGAAACAAACGCGAGGCCAGACGTGCCCCTTTGGAATCCAGATATTGCGCCTATCCATCGCGTTATCGTAGGTGATTTGGAAATGTTCTTGTTTTCCGACACATTAGAGGTTATAAGTGCAAGTCGGTGATCTAATAGAAACGACGTGTTTTGGACCCGAAGGTTCTGCTGGGGAGGTCGGCATACTCCTCAGAGAAACGTGGGAGGGAGATTGTTGGGAGGTTTATTTCAATGGCGTTGTTTGTATATACGCCAAAACGCATTTGGATGTTATAAATGAAAATCGGTGACTTGGTAAAGAGTAAAGTTACTGGACCTGGATATGGTCAGCTTGGTATCATCATAGATATACCAGATGATGATTTTGTCCGTCCACTATTAGATGTACATTTTTTTGATGTCCCTGGGCCTGTTTTGATGATGCCTGAGCAACTGGAGAGATTATAAATGAAAGTCGGTGATTTGATAGAACACACCCCTTCGGGTGATTTGGGCTTGATTATATCAACACAAACAGATAATCTGCATGGGGGATATACCATGGTGAAATGGCTTGATAAATGGGGAGCAATCGAGGATGTGGAGATATATCACGGCGAACTGGAGGTTGTAAGTGCAAGTCGGTGATCTAGTCAGGCACAAAAGTGACTTGGTGAAACCAACCTCACCCTGGTACAGTTATGCCCTGGGTATTATAACGTCGGTCAAGCCCATGCCCTTAGATTATAATGGCACCGACAACTCAGTGATATATGTGTTGATGTCCAACGGAGACGAGTTGGTGTGGGGTGACAGCGAGTTGGAGGTTATGGAATGAAAATCGGTGATTTGGTGAGGTGCAAGGTAATAAAAGACCCGGACATAATGGGTGTTGTGGTGAGCATTGGAAGCTCGCCTTCCGCACCCCACGGTATAAATCCGCTTGTTGGGGTTCTGACGGATGGCAGGGTTCATGTGTGGGGTGCACATCGTCTGGAGGTGGTAAATGAAGCTCGACGGTAACACGCCCGCGAATAAAGCCTGGTTTTTTTATGTCGTCCGTTGTGATGATGATACATTTTATGCTGGCGTGACGACCGATATAACCAGGCGCATCAACGAGCACAACGAAAGCAAGAAAGGCGCAAAATATACAAGAGCGAGGCGACCAGTGAAGCTGGTTTATTGCACAGATTTTTGCAGTCGTTCTATTGCTCAAAAAGCGGAGCGGTATTTCAAAAAGCTGACCCGCCAAGAAAAAGAGGAGATTATTAGAGTAAATGAAAATCGGTGATTTAGTAACATTATCCCAGTACGGTATTGGCCTTGAGGCTTGCTGGAAGTATCATAGAGATTGGCACCAAGGCAAACTTGTTGGCTTGCTTATTGATATATACGACAACAACAACGCCTACTTCAATGGCAAGAAATACAAGGTTCTTTGGATCGATCAAAAGTACAAAGGCATCAAGCGCATATATTGGTGCCAACCTGGACTATTCAAAAGAGGCGACCTCAAAATGTTCAAAGCGCCCAAGGAAAAAACATGAAAGTTGGTGACTTGGTAAAGCCGAAAAACGCTACCGAACTTCAAAGTTGGGTCGGTGTGATCGTGGATACCCGCGATGTGAGTGCGTTTCATGACGGCTCTGATTACAGAGACTTTTTGATTCATTGGCCGGATTGGGGTACGTATGCTTGGTGGGTAGATTTTAGTCTTGAGGTCGTCAGCGAGGCTTGTTGATTTTCTTTACTGCGCCATCTCGGTGCCTATATTGAGATTGGAGGTCATGAATGAAGCCTGGAAATCTGGTGAAAATAACAAGGAGTTCCATCGGCGTGCCAAAAGACGCGCTCGCTCTGGCTATAGGTTTTTACAAGAGCGAAGGCGGGTATCATGTGTGGGAGGTTATGCTCAACACCGATCATGGTACGAGAACGCGCCGCTACCTCGAACAAGATTTAGAGATCATATCTTGACCACCATTAGGAGACTAACCGCTACAGCACTTATCCGCGCCGCATATTTTATTTGTCGAGTGGCGACGTGGATCGACCCATCTCAAGCACCCGAAGGCGGGTGGGATGGGAATGAATGATTTGAAGGAGTTGCCATTGAGCACAAGATCAAACCTTTATGTTGAAATCGAGCCAGGAACTTATATTGGCACCTACTGTCATTATGATGGATACCCAGATTATATGCTTGAAGCAATCTCTGAGGTAACGCACGACAAGCTAAGAGGGATGATCTTGGTAGCAGGTTTGCGAGGTGGGTTTCGTATATTTAGGGGAGCTTCGCCCCCTGAAGGGAATGAGTATCTTTGCGATGACGAGGTATGTTATTTTGACAACCCCGCCACCACGATACTTGGGGCAGATTATGTCTACATCAAAAGCCTCGACGGTCAGATCCAATACCGATCTGCGTATGGTTCCTCGTGGACGGATCGCGAAGGGAGGGCAATAAGTGAAACTGATTAGAGATTTGATCCCTCGGATCATTGAAGAGAGCGGGAGGTCATGCGAGTACCATATCGCTGACGAGGAAGAATACAAAAAGTCCCTGTGTGAAAAGATGCAGGAAGAGTTGGGCGAGTTTTTTGAGAACCCGTGTTACGAAGAAGCTGCTGATATGTATGAGGTTTTGAGCGCAATCTGCGATCTGTATAAACTTGACATGTCCAGCGTCGAGAGTACAGCCTACGACAAGCGTGAGCAGAGGGGTGGGTTTGCTGACGGCATCATATTGGAGAAAGTCCATAATGACCCCGAGTGATTCAACGCTTCTTTACTTTCGATCCGACGTTCTTATTGTGTTGGCATGAAGGTAGGAGACACAGTGAAGTTCAGGAAGGGTCCAAAGACTCACTGGCGAGGAATCGTCGAGAAACTAGACCCTGACCGGCTGCGCCACGCGCTGCCAAACGTGAGCTTGGATGCCGCCTTGGTTCGCTGGAGCAAGGATTTGTGCGACGAGGAATCATATCGAGGCAATACCATGTGGGTGCCAAACTCTCACCTAGAGACTACAAGTGAAAATCGGTGATTTGGTAAGAACAAGTTTGGGCGTCGGCATAGTTTTAGGAATGGATGATGACGTGCGAATAACGGAAGTTTTATACACCAGCGGAATGTTTTTATTTGTACCAACTGAAAAACTTGAGGTTCTCAATGAAGCTGCGTAAGTTGAAAAATAAAGTTGCAGGGTGGTTGGGATATGTTTTTTGTGAACTGTCCTTCCGCTGGATCAACAAAGTCGGAGTACCTTGGAAGTGGTATCATCGCTTGTCATATTATATCGGAGAAAAGCTGTATTCTGCTGGATGTTATTTTTACGAAATCGAGATGAATAATGAAACTGAGATGCCCTAATAATCCCGACCACAAAGAGTTTGTCATGACTGCTATGGTCGCTGAGACTTGGTTCTTGGACGAGCACGGAGACTGCCTAGACATGATGGAGGCGGCTGGCTGTCCGATTGAGTCTGACATAGCCTCCGCGCGCTGCCAGGAGTGCAGTATTTTAGTGACAATCGAGGAAGAATAAAATGCCGAGTGAAGGACACAGGAGGTCACGGAAGAGGTGGCTCGAATATCAGGAGAGGCGCGAGTCGGAAAACTGGTCTAAAATGTCGTACTACGATAAAGTTCATGTTGGTGATTTGGTGAGGGACTTTGGGAATAATCGTGGAGTTGTAGTGGCTACTGCTGATACTGTTGAGCGAGATCAAGAGCCACAGTGGGGAGATACCCACGTTTTGTGGGCTGGCAGGGATGCGCCCACGTGGGAGGATTGCGGAGTGTTGGAGGTCGTCAATGAAGGTGGGTGATTTAGTAAGATACGACCCAGGATCGACCTGGACTGAACAACAGAAAAAAGACAACTGCGCCTTTGGGGTGGTGATAAAGATAAGCTATAGATCTATGTCTTATTCCCGTCCGTCGCAAGACTCAGTGCTAGTAAAGTGGGTTTCTCATACCCGCGACGATGCTAGTTGGGAGACTGCAAATAAGCTGGAGTTGATAAGTGAAAATCGGTGATTTAGTTGAGTTTCGCGGATTCCGTGGCCTGGTCCTCAAGATGGGCGAGGGCGCATGGGAAGGATCGGCGTATATCGGCTGGCTAAACTGCGAAGCAGAGTGGGACAGCGTTGCGCTGCTGGAGGTGATAAGTGCCGGGTGATTTAGTGCAGTTGTCGTCATACGGCAAAAGGCTGAAGTGCTATGCTCGCTGGAGGGGCAAAGTTGGCGTAGTTGTTGAATCTTACGTGCATGGCGGGAATATGGGACACAAAGTGTTGTGGAGTGGAGAAGTAAATATGTCTTACATGCGTATCAGGGACGTTAGCCACGTAAAATAATCGCATTTTACTTCTCGGATTCTGTGGCTATAATAGATGGCGAGAACGAAACTAGAGGGATACAGTGAAGGTCGGCAGCTTAGTAAAGATGTTTGGCACACTCTACATGGTCGTCAGCGCGACAGAGGACAAGCACGGCAGACCTGGCGTGAACCTCATTGATGTCGTTACAGGCGTGAGCATGGGATGGGCGTCGGCTGATGACAACCCTTATCTGGAGTTGGTCAGTGCAAGTCGGTGATTTAGTAAAGCCGCTGGACCCGACCCTATTGTGGTTGGGTATTGGGCTGGTGTCGAGATCAGAGCGGCTAGGCATGGTGATGGTGCTTTGGTCAACTCAGCGCATCGCCCGCGCGACACTTGAAGCGGCGGAAAAACTAGAGGTGCTCAGTGAAAGT